TCTTCAATGACCTCGCGACGCTGGCCGGTAGACAGCTCCATGAATGGAACGAAAGACGCTGAGCCGAGCACTACGACCTGACAGAAGCTCTTGTGATTCAGCTTCAAGATCTGCTTCTCAAGCACAGTCTGGTAGTCACGCGCTGCAGCGTCTTGGTTTAAGAGTATATTGTTACGGTACACCTCAAAGATACCCGGCTTGAGACCGCGTATGATCTTGTACATGTTTGAGCCGATGTCGAACTCAATCTCTACGACGAGATCTTTCTTGTTGATCGAGTTCATCAGCTGAGGCTTATTCACCTTGCGGAAAGGCTTGTTATAGAGAACGAACGACAGTGCGTCGAGCATCGTAGACTTACCAGCACCGTTCTCACCTACGATGAGCGTAGTGTCTGACTTGCTCAGCTCTATCTCGGTGAACGTATTGCCAGTGGACAGAAAGTTCTTCCACCTGATCTTCTTAAAAAATATCATGCTATCTCGTGCGCTTCAATGTACAGCGACTGGATGATGCCTTCAACTCGCTTTCGGTCGGAGACGGTCATACCGCCGATGTAGCTGCGGATGATGCTGATTGTATCTTCAGCTTCGCTGACGATGTCATTGTCTTCTGTCAAGTCTAAGTTCAGATGATCTTCCACTACCTGCAGGTCTGCGACGCCGACTTTCTCGATCTTGTCGATGACCAGGTCGAACCAGTACGGGTTTGTCTTGTTCTTGACTACCAGTTTTACGTAGCAGTTTCTGTACTTCTCTGCGTCGAACACAATCACCTCGACGATGCTCTTGTTAAGGTCGTCATAGAACATCTTATGGAAGATATTATATGGATTCTCAATAAATGTCAACTCTCTCGTGCTAGTATCCAGGATATGAAAGCCCTTGGGATCTCCATAGTCAGACCAATTATACTGAGCAGGAGTACCAAGATAAAATATATTAGAGCTGTTAGAACGAGTATGATAGTGCCCACTGCATACGAGATCAAACTTATCAAAGATCTTAGAATCTTCGCCATGATCAGATACGTGCCCCCTGTACATCTCAAAGCCGCTGAGTTCTAGATGACCAAACACGATAGGAGACTTTGAGTTCTCGATTGCGTGCATGCTCACTTCTTTATTCTCGTCACAGATCCACGGCAGCATCAATACAGATGTGCCGTCGAAGTTGACTTCCCACGGAAGCTGGTCGTAGATGTAAAACTTGTCTGCGTACTTGTCCTGCACTAGTTCGCGAAGTGCATTGACTCGGTTAGTATTTTTAAAGTAAGTATCATGATTGCCAGCAATGATGTGTAGAACAGTATCTCTCTCAAATAGAGGTGTGAGAAAATCTTGCCGCAGGCGAAGCGCAGTATTGAAGTTAATATACTTACGCCGATCAACCAGGTCGCCAAGATGGCAAACTGCTCTAACATCGTGCTTATCGAGGTAGGGAAAGAACACATCGTCTAGAAACTTCTTCATCTGGTCGTGCATGATGGTAGAATCGTTTCTGATTCCCCAGTGAGTATCCGTGATTAAAGCTATCTTCATTCATCAGTCTCTTGGTTGATACCAAAGTACTTGTCAAGTCCTATCAAGGCTTTCTTTGCCTTTACTTTCTCTTTCTTCTCTGCCTGCTTGGCGTCGTACGATGCCACTAGGTTCTTCATATACTCATTGTCTAGGTCTACGTTTACTGAACGATCCTCGTCGCCGCCCTGATGGTCGGCAAGCATTCCCTCAAAGTAGAAGTTCTCAAGGGTCTTCTGCTTGATATAGAGGTGCTTCTTCTCGCCGTTGATGCGAGTAAGGAAAGCGTAGTAGATGATCTGAGTGAAGTAGGCAAATGGGTTGGTCGACTTCTCTGGGTCAAAGTTGTCGAAGTACGCGATGCACTTCTCAAGACCGTCTGCTACCATGTCTTCGCGAAATGTATAGTTGACGAAGTTGGGCTTGAGTGAGAGGCGGAATGCTATCTTGTATAGGCACTCGCCCAAGTATGGAGGGATGCGAGGCTTCTGCTTTCCAAGCTTCTCTGCGTCTTTGCACGTCTGCTTGTAGTGCAGGATCTCAGTGAAGAACTTCTTGTTGTCTACGTAGTGCTTAGCCGGTGCTCTTGCCATTATCTATTTCCATATATTAAAAATCTTATACTCAAAGTTCTCGCTGTTGTATATGTCGAGCCTCTCCATCAAGTGCTGGAGTGTATAGTTAGTGTGAGACCCTATGCGCATGTCGTCAGCTATGTCATACACGTATACAGTATCTTTTGTTCCGGAGATTCTAAGCCCACGGCCGATAGACTGCAGCAGACGTATCCTCGACTTCGACGGCGAAGCGAGGATTACGTTGTGCAGGTTCTTTATGTTTACGCCGGTAGAGAAAGTACCAAAGCTGGCTACTATGACGGCGTCGTTCTCGTTCTCGACTACGCGCCTCACGTCTTCCCTGTCTTCAGCCTCTACTCCGCCGTGGATGAAGAACACCTTCCTTTCAGGGTCCTTCATCTTGATACTATCATACAATATTCTTCCGTGTTTGTCAACAAATTGAAAGAGTAAAAGTGTGTTTCCCTTAAGCGAAAGCGACAAGTTTCTAAGAAACTTGTTTCTGTCATCATTGGTCACTATGTAGTCTACCTCTTCTTGGTAGCTGTACTTCTTGCCCTTCTTACATGCTTCCTTATCGTGCTTCAGGATTATTACCTTGAGCTTCATCTCGGCTACGGTCTTTGCATCCATAAGCTCTCGAGTAGTAGTTACCTGATAGACTGATCCGAACAGTCCCTCGAGAGTTATCTTGTTGGTGAGTGAACCGTCGAGCGTGCCGGTAAAGCCAAAGCGATACTTGGTATTCTCCATCTTTTCCATGATGGTAGTAAGAGACTTAGCCTTGAACTGGTGGGCCTCGTCTCCTATGATCAGGTCAAAGTCTTTGAAATACGTCTTGTCCAGTTTGTATATCGACTGCCAAGTCGAGATTGTGATTGGTTTATCCGATCGCTTATCGATTCCACCATAAACGCGGTGGATATGTATATCGCTGCTAAAACCATAATCAGCAAAATCGCTGTATAGCTGACTAACGAGAGAAGTAGTTGGGACAATAATAAGAGTGCGTGAGTCATAGTACCTCGTCACTAGGTAGATGATGAATGACTTACCAGAAGCAGTAGGTGACAGGAATACACCGCGGTCACTGTTGACCGCCCGCATGAAGGCCTCGACCTGATAGTCTCGCGGCTTCATCGTAAGGTTGAGAGACTTGAGAAACTCTATGGTCTGCTCTGCGTCTATCTTTTTTGAAGGCAGCATAGACTCGTCGAGTGTGATCTCGTACCCGCGAGGCTCGCAGAACTTCACGATCTCGTCCTTGAGACCTACGTACGTAGCTCCAGTAAGTGCGTTGAGAAGTCGAATCTTTCCGTCCCAGTACTTAGCCTTTACGGATGGCATGAACTGAGCGCCCGGAACTGAGAAAGTCAAGAAGTCAGATAGCTCCTGCACGACAGCAGGTTCAGCTTCTACCTTGAGCCAAGTCTCGTTGATCTTTCGGAGGTGCACCCTATCCACCAACCTTAAAGCGTTCCCAGTCGATCGCACTCTTGATTAAAAATCCTCTGTTGGTAATGGCCTTGATGATCGCCTCTAGGGCGTCGACCTTTTCCTGCTGAACAGAGATCTTCAAGTTGAACTTGATGATGTCTTGATCTGCATCTATGTATTTACCAACGTCGGATTTAATGACCGAGAGCCTGAACGGTTCCCAACCGTTATCGCGAAGGTCTTCTTCTGGAAGGACTCCGCGGTAGTAGTCATACTTCAAGAGGACCAGCTGCTTGCGGTCCTCTTCCATCTTCTTCAATATCATCTTCTCTTCTGAGAAGTATCTAAGGTACTTGCTGTGAAGCTTAGGGACTTTGAGCGCTTCTGATCCGAGTTCAAACGGGCTCATCTCGCAGTCTTTCGACCACTGCTCGTGGATTTCTTCAAGCTTCATAATATACCACTCCGCCGTGTCTTATAGAGACACTATCTTCATCATATTAAACTTAAAGCCGACTCGAGCAGTAACGTAGTTGACGGTCGTGTCTGCCGTAGTGAAGTCTACCTCTGAGAGACTGTATGGGAACATGTTCGTGAAGTACACCTCGGTAGTAGGTGCCATCGAGCTGTTTAAGATAGTAAGGGTACCGTCGGAGACGACTCCCTCTCCAGACCCGATAGCGGTGTTCTTTACTGAAGCGTACTGTTCAAAGTTTTCTGGAAATCCTATCTTGCAGAGCCACGTATAGATCTCTAGATAGTTAGTCATCTTCTCGTCGACCTTGAACGTAAGTATGAAGTCTCCGAAAGCAGGCTTGTCTCCAGGCAGCATGAGGTTCTTGAATGGAGTCGGAAGGTCTGCCCACCCGATCTCGAAAGACGGGATGTTAGCGTCTGTCGCAAAGAAGTTCAGCATAGGAGATCTCTTGAGAGAGAACCTAAATCCGAGCGGAGACAGAAAGTTCGGGTCTGCCGGCTGAGTCCTGAGCATACCCGAAGGAGTCTCTGTTATAGTAGTAGTGATGTCAAGTGTCATGTTCATCCCTTATAATTACTATAATATATATATCGGTGAATAATGTCAACCGCGACGCATGCGAGATATGTCCTCGGCGTCCTGCGCGCTGAAGACTGGGACCATGTTGGACTTGTGAAGCGTCGCGATTCCTAGCAGGTTTCTGCCGGTATAGACCTTGGCGTCTGGCTTAGCGGCGATACCCTTGCCGATACCTCGGCTGTGATAGTCAGACATGTCCGGTTGCATGGTCTCGCGATACTCACGACGCCATTCTTTCTCAAGCACTTTCTTGTCGGCCTTCTTGCCGCCTGTCATCTTCTCGACAAAGAGCTGGTGCTTTACCTTCGACAGCTCGAGCTTTGAGAGAGCAGTAGCCGGCCTGCGCTTTGCCTTGCGGACCTTGAGGTCGTTGAAGTATACGGGTAAGAGATGCATCGTCATTTAGGGCCTTTCTCAGCATTTTTTCCATATAATCTTTCCAGATAATTATCTGGGATAGTTCCAACATACCATGATTCTGCTTCTACGTATTTTCTGCCATTGATATGCTCAACATATGCTTTCATGGCATGCTTTTCCCAAAGCTTTGAATAATATAATCTTTGAAGATCTTCTAAATCTTCCTTAGATGTACATCTCCACCAATTGAAGAGTACCCAGGTTTTAAATTTAAACCATCCATCATTTAACCACTGTTTCATCATCAATACTCCTTGTTTTTCATTTCTCGAAAACAGCTTCGATTTTACGAAGGTTATCTTCTAAATCTCTTGTTTCCCAATCGTCACCAACAAAATCTATATAGTCTGGCGCTCTTTCAGGATTATCTCGAAGAAACCTAATTACTCTATGAACGTACCATTTGTCTTTGTATGTTTTATCTATATATTCCATATCACAATTTTGTCTTTCAATTTTATCAGACC